GCGCCCGGCCTCTGATCGCTAAAAATACGCCTTTTTGACCCCTAAAACCCGGGGTTTTTCTGGTCACTTGTAAATAACACTACACTTTACCTTATAAGGAGTATATTCCATGAACCGATTTGAACAGTTGATCGAATACGTGATCAATGACGAAGAACAAAAAGCTCGCGAGCTTTTCCATGAGATCGTTGTGGAAAAAAGCCGTGAGATCTATGAAAATCTCATGACCGAGGAAGCCGAAGAAGATCTTGACGAAGCTGCTGAAGAAGATCTCGACGAAGCCGCCGAAGAAGAACTTGACGAAGCCGCTGAAGAAGATGTAGAAGAAAGTGCCATGGGCGGTAACGCTGCTGAAGACCTGATCGACGAAGTCGAGATGGACGAAGAGAGCGACATGAACACCATGGAAGACAGCGAAGAAGAAGGCGAAGAAGATTTTGAGATGGGCACTGCCGATGACGAAGCAGCCGATGCAGCCGACGCTGACATGGGTGACAGCGAAGAAGCTGCTACCAAAGACGACATCATGAATCTCGAAGACAAGCTAGACGAACTCATGGCCGAATTTGAACAGCTCATGGGTGATGATGCGGACAAGCACGATGACATGGGCAACGGTGATGACATGGCTGCCGACGAAGGTGGTGATGCCATTGCAATGGACGACACTGCTGAAATGGAACCCATGGCCGAAGCCATCAGTCTCAAGCAGGTCAAGCCCAAAGTTACCACCAGCGAAGAAGGCAACGGCAAATCAGGTCCGGTGGCATTCAACAGCGGCAAAGCTGGTATGCAAGGTGCTCCAGTAACAGTTACCGGCGGCGATTCAGCCGAAGGCAAACATGACACCGCGGCCTACAAAAACACTACCAAGGACCTGATCTCTGATGTTCAGAATCAGCCTGGCAAGGACATGAAGGCCCAGAAACCTGCTACCAAGCCGCACTTGGCCCAAGCTACTGGTGTCAACACCAAGAGCCCGCTGCCAGGTGGTCGCCGGGGCTAATTGAATGATAGCATCCCGCTATCTCAGAGAAGATCTTACCTTCAATCAAGCTCGCATCGAAGTCATAACCGAGGACGATGCCAGCGGTAAAGGAGGTAAGAATCTCTATCTCAAAGGCATCTGCATCGAGGGCGATAAGCGTAATGCCAACGAACGGATCTATCCGCGTCATGAGATAGTGAAAGCGGTAGAAACTATCAACGAACAGATCCGTAATGGCAATTCTGTACTTGGCGAAGTAGATCATCCCGACGATCTCAAGATCAATTTGGATCGTGTATGCCATACCGTAGATGGTATGTGGATGGATGGTCATGCCGGCTGCGGTAAATTGCGCATCCTGCCCACTCCCATGGGTGAACTGATCAAGACCCTGCTACAGAGCGGAGTAAAACTAGGCGTCAGCAGCCGCGGCAGCGGCAATGTTGACGACCGCACAGGACATGTTAGTGACTTTGAAATCGTCACTATTGATGTAGTCGCACAACCCAGCGCACCCAACGCATATCCACAAGCGATATACGAGGGTCTGCTGAATATGCGTCATGGTCATCGGATCCTTGAGATGGCTCGTGATGCAGGTCAAGGCGATAAAGTACAGAGATACTTGTCTGAGGAAGTAAAACGCCTCATACGAGATCTCAAAATCTAAGGAGAACCAAGCATGTTTGATGCAATCAAGCCGCTCCTAGATAGCAATCTGATCACCGAGGAAACTCGCAAAGAGATCTCCGAAGCCTGGGAAGCCAAGCTCAACGAGACTCGTGAACAGGTTCGTGCAGAACTCCGTGAGGAATTTGCACAACGCTATGAGCATGACAAGAACGTGATGGTCGAAGCCCTAGATCGTATGGTAACAGAAGGTCTCACCGCAGAGATCCAAGCCCAAGTGGAAGAAAAAACCCGCTTGAGCGAAGATCGGGTGCGTTTCCAAGCCAAGATGAAAGAATCAGCAACACGATTCAATAACTTCTTGGTGACCAAGCTGGCCGAAGAAATTGGCGAGCTGCGTCGGGATCGTAAAACCCACATGGAAGGTCTAGCCAAACTAGAAAACTTCATCGTGGGTGCCCTGGCACGTGAGATCACCGAGTTTGCCCAAGACAAGCGCGACGTGGTGGAAACCAAAGTTCGCTTGGTCCGTGAAGCACGTGGCAAACTGGAATCACTCAAGGCCCGTTTCGTAAAAGAATCGGCTGCCAAGATGAGCCAGGCTGTTAGCAAACATCTGCGAGTCGAACTCACACAACTGCAAGAAGATATCCGGGCTGCTCGCGAGAACAACTTTGGACGTCGCATTTTCGAAGCCTATGCTGCGGAATTTGGCGCTACTCACCTCAACGAAAAGGCCGAGGTACGCCGCTTGCAACAGTTGGTGTCTGACAAGGATGCCAAACTGGCCGAAGCTATTGAACTCAGCGAACGAGCACGTGTCGTTGTTGAGAACAAAAACCGTGAACTACGCATGATCCGGGAAAACAATGAACGCACCCAGGTCATGACTGAATTGCTGGCTCCCCTAAACCAGGAAAAAGCCGAAGTCATGCGTGGTTTGCTCGAGAGCGTGCAAACTGCTCGTCTCAAGGGCGCGTTCGAGAAGTATCTACCAGCAGTGCTGGAAGACCGTGGTGCCAAGACTCGCAAGGTCGTGGCCGAATCGGTCACAGCAGTCACTGGTGATAAACAAACTGTGCCGGTACAACCTGAGCAAGACACCGAGTCTAACAACGTGATCGAACTCAAGCGCCTGGCAGGGCTGTAACACAACAAAGGAGAGACAGAAATGTCAGAACAACTACTTGAAAGCCGTTGGGAAGAAACCAAAGAGGCCCTGCTCGAGGGACTACAAGGCACCCGACGCAATAGCATGAAGGTGATCCTTGAGAACACCCGACGCTACTTGAAAGAAAACGCCAGCAGCGGTTCAACCGCTTCGGGCAATATCGCTACGCTGAATCGCGTGATTCTGCCGGTGATCCGACGTGTGATGCCTACGGTTATCGCTAATGAGCTGGTTGGTGTACAGCCCATGACCGGTCCTGTGGGTCAGATCCACACGCTGCGTGTGCGCTATGCACAGAGCCTGACTGATACTTCGGCCGCTGCTACCAGCGTGACCGCAGGTCAAGAAGCACTGAGCCCGTTCACTATCGCAACTGCTTACTCAACTGTGCCCCAGACCACTGACAGCACTGCCAACTACACCGGCGGTAACACAGCAGTCATGGAAGGTACCGGCGGTAAGCAAATCAGCGTCCAGATCCTGAAGCAAGCGGTCGAAGCCAAGACCCGCAAACTGCAGGCCCGTTGGACGTTTGAATCAGCTCAAGATGCACAAGCTATGCATGGCATCGACGTTGAAGCCGAAATCATGGCAGCACTGGCCCAAGAAATCACGGCTGAAATTGACCAAGAGATCCTGCTGAGCCTGCGTAGCCTGGCCTCAACTGAGTTCACTTACAACCAAGCTACCGTTTCAGGTACTGCTACGTTCGTGGGTGATGAACATGCTGCTCTGGCAGTGCTGATCAATCGCGTGGCAAACTTGATCGCTCAGCGTACACGTCGTGGTGCTGGTAACTACGCCGTTGTTAGCTCGGCATCACTGACCGTGCTGCAATCAGCTACCACTTCAGCTTTTGCACGTACCACCGAAGGCACCTTTGAAGCTCCTACCAACACCAAATTCGTTGGTACGCTCAATGGCAGCATGCGCGTGTTCGTGGACAGCTACGCTGCTGACACCACCCCGGTGCTGGTTGGCTACAAGGGATCAAGCGAAGCAGACGCCCCGGCGTTCTACTGCCCTTATATCCCGCTGATGAGCTCAGGTGTGGTGCTGGACCCGACCACGTTTGAACCGGTCGTGAGCTTTATGACTCGCTACGGTTATATAGAATTGACAAACACCGCAAGTTCGTTCGGTAACGCCGGCGACTACGTGGGAGAAATTGCCGTTTCTAACTTGTCATTCAGCTAACCCTGTCTGTCAAAGCAACAAAACAAAAAACCCACTTCGGTGGGTTTTTTGTTGACTATTTTGTCTAAAAATGTTATGTTAGCTAGGTGAAATCGCAGTGAGCAACTAAATAACAATATGAAACCCTATACATATCTGATACGACATAGACCAACCAATCGCGTATATTATGGTGTACGCAGTGCAAACAAAGTAGAACCAGAACAGGATCTCTGGCATCATTACTTTACTAGCAGTCCAAAAGTACAACAGCTAATCGAAGAAACTGGTCGAGACAGTTTTGATGTTGAGGTACGGCGAGTGTTTGAAACACGAGAACAAGCGATAGCATGGGAAACCAGAGTGCTACGCAGATGTCGGGTATTGGAAGATGATCGCTGGATCAACCAAAATGTCGCAGGCTATATCATACCTACTGAAGAAAGCCGACGTAAGATTAGCGAATTTCATAAAGACAAACCTAAGAGCGAAGAACATAAAGAAAAGATTCGTAAGGGAAATATTGGAAAGAAAAAACCTCCAAGGACCGATGAGTATCGAGCTCTAATGTCAAAGCTGAAATCTGGTTCCGGGAATGGGCGGTATGGTAAAGTAGTGTCTGATGAAACTCGTCGTAAGATTAGTGAGGCTAAAAAAGGTAAACAACAGGCCCACAACAAAGGTCAGCCCATGAGCGAGGAACAAAAAGAAAAAATCCGAGCTACCAAAGCAGCTAATCCTACCAAGATGAGTGCAGAAGCAATCAAGGCTCGTAGTGAAAAAATACGTGGTCAAAAGCGCGTCAAACTCTATTGCCCGCATTGTGATCGTGACATAGCTCAGGGCTGGTACGATCGACATGGTGACCGTTGCCGTATGAGAACCATCTAAACCACAGCCCGGCTGGGTCAGGGTCGCCTCCCATAAATATTGGTGAGGATACCCCATGAGCGATAATACCCCACAACAGATAATAAACCTAGGATCGGCCCCCAATTCTGGCACCGGCGAAGATCTACGTGCGGCTTTTGCCGCGGTCAACAATAATTTTGCCAACGTCTGGGCCGCGGGTCCGGTTGATACTCAAGTCACGATAACCAACAACTGGGTATCTACCACCGAGACTGATCTAGATCTGGTCATAGCCGGCAATGGTCTGGGCAACATCCAGATGCAGACCACTGCGCTGACCCAGACCCTGCGCCCGCTTTCGGATGGCGTTTATGATATTGGTACGCCCAACTCGTGGTACAATACCAGCTGGATACGCTACCAGAACGTAGGTAATCTATCGGTGACCGGCAACGTCACCGCGGGCTATTTCATAGGTAATGGTTCGCAGCTGACCGGTATCAACAGTAGCGGCAGTCCCGGTGGCAGCAATACGCAGGTACAGTTCAATGATGCCAACAATTTTGGTGGTCAGGCCGGTTTTACATTTGATAAAAACGCGAATGTTCTCACAGTGCCCAGCATCACCACCACTGGTTTGATCAGCAACTTTGGCAATTTCGTAGTCAATGAAAACGTCATAGAAAACCTCAATGGATTTGGTCTTGACAACGGTGATCTCGAGCATGGGTGGACCTCGCGCTTATCTTTTCCGGCCAATGGCGAGACCAATCCCACGCTGTGGCAAAACACCTATGGTAATCTTGAGATTGGTGCCGGCAGTGGTGCGGCCATAACTGGATCTTGGACCTTTGACAACACTGGCAATCTCACACTGCCTAGCAACTCTGCTAGTATCAACTATGCCAATGGTCAACCCTATGGTGGCAGTGGCATAGCCAACACTGGCGACATACGATTCAACAACACCTACATTTACAGTGTAGGTAATGCTGACATTTATATTGATCCCAGCAACGATAACGGTTCTACCGGTTTTATCTGGGTTCCTGGTCCTGCTACTGCTGACTCAACTCCATTGGTGGTTGAAAATCAATTGGCAGGCAACGTTGAAGTCCGAAGCAACAATAATATCTGGATATTTGATGCAGCGGGTGCTATTGATTTACCCAACAATGGTGTAATTCGTAGAGA